CCGATGTCTTGGTTTGTCAGTCCTCGTTCATATAAGAGTTCCTCAATATACAAATGCTCGCCATCCTTCCACACCGCACATAAGGCAGTCGGATCGTTCGTAAAACCCCAGTCCATTCCTAAAGCTACCAGCTTGCATCTAACTTTGTCAATCGAATCGCAAATATCCCAGTTACGGAATACAAGACCTTCGATGCGACCAGTACGCCCTCTTGCATAAACCTTCCACAATTCTAAATCTATGTCTTTGAGTGCCTCAATCTTTTCTCTAATAGCTGGTAGAACATAAGGATTGTGCCGATGGTCGGAGATAAACAGCTTCACGCCTTCTTTGCCGATTAGCTTTTCATGCACCCAAAACTCCGAGTTAGGGTTGTAGTCGATAAACGCCTGAATGGTTGTCCTTAAATACAACTCGTTCCATATCTCATAGCTTATGCCGTTGGCTTCGTTTACGAATAAAAACTGCCTCTTACCTGACTTTGCAGATTGGCTGGTTTCGTAAGATTTAAACTCCAATACCGAACCGTTGTATAAAGTGTACACTCGGTCGGTAGCGTTGTAGCTTGCAATCAGCTTTGTTAATATTGGCGAATTCGCCACAATTGTTTGGGCATCTCTAAGCGCACCACTTTTAAGGTTGGGGATAGTTTCGCCCACAATAGTCGTAACGCTGCGAGGGTGTTCTATTGCCCGAAGGAATAGCACTTGAAGGATGGTGTAGGTTTTAGAACTGGACGAACCCCCTTGGTTGACAACTACCTTATCTTGCGATTCGTAATTGTTGCGAAATATCTTTGATGTCTTAAACACATTAGTCGATTATTTCACTTTCGTTCGTAGCCACTTCAGGACCAACATCAACCACCTCAACCTTTAAACCAGTCAAGTGCATTGAGCCTTCAATTTGATTTGTCTGCTTGCCGTGTGCGCTGTCCATCAGTTCCCGGTACGCATTAACATCGCCTTCCCTTGCTTTCTTTATCAAAGCCAAGGTCATAATATCTTGCTGCTCTAACAGCTGCGTTTCGCCCGTAATGGGGTTTTTAACTGACTGCTGCACCTCCAGCCATTCTCTTACGATAGTGCTGCGGTTGCGTGTTCCTTTCGGTCTGCCGTTTGGGTTGCCTGACTGACCTTTTTTAAACTGACTACCTTCTATATCTTTAGCTGCCATTGTGCTGTTTTTATGCTGTTTTTTTTTTATTATTCTAATCCTTTAAATGCTTTCAAAGGATAAAAAACTAAGCTGTTCCGGTATCCTCCTTCGTAAGTTGGAATAATAGGCGTAACCCCGTGTACGTTACGCCAAGCTGGGTAAACCAAGATAGAGTTATCCTGCTGTCCAATGGTTGCGTTGTAATCAGGAACGTGCAAATCGCCTCCTTTTGAGTTCAGTCTTTTGCATATAATAACGTTAACCGCTCCTTCCATGTTTAAGCCGTCTTTGTGAAAGGCTGCTGATATATTAAAGTTAGAAATAGAACTTGTAAACAAATTTCCAATTTTCCATTTAGGCTTAGTGTCTTTAAACAAATCTAATTGTTTGTAATATTGATTTGGTATAATTTCTTTTATTAGCTGTTCACTTTCTTGAGCCAAAAGAATCATTGCTTTTATAAATGTTTGGCAAGACTTAACTGAATGATTTGAGTGCCTATTAGGATAGTTTCTTCCTAAGTGAGGCTTTGGAGCTGTGCTGCCAATAATAGTAGACATTTGCTTAACTTCTTGAACCCCTCTGCTTTTCATTGTAGCCGGCTCTCCGTTAGTTCTTATCATTTCTTGTTTAGGAACTCTTTTGCTTAAAAACTCTGCATTAGCTAAGTCTGCAAGTTTGCACATTTTCTCAGGCATCTTAGTTAAGTAAAATCCTATTGCTTCGCCATCTGCATAAAAAATAGAATCCTCTGTAACATTTGGTTCAAGGTATTCGCACTTGTCGCCAATCTTTACGTTATGCTCTACCTTTGTTAATTCAATTCGTTTCATATTGCCTTGCTCCTATATTTTTTATCTGTAAATTTAGGCTCGTAAAACCAACTCTTGTCTTTTTTTATAATGACATCAATTGAAGGGTCTACATTTTTAAAAATGTTAATCTCTTTTACAGCCATTTCTTTTCTGTCATACATTTGAAGCCCGCCTTCCCCTCCGCCAACTGGCTTGCATTTTATTAAATGTTTTGAGCAAAAAAGTGTCTTTTCATTGCTGTTAATAATTTGTAAAAACTGGTAAAAATCTTCAAATGTACTTACATCTTTACTCGGTCTAAATCTTTCCGTTTTAATAAAATATGCCGTTTGAACCCTTTTGTTTTCTCTGCTAAACATTTTTTCAGTTTTGCTATAAAACTCAAAATCGTAAGGAAAGCAAATGGCAGACACTTGCTTTATTGTTAGTGCTTTAGTTATTTTATCTAAATCTCGCTCTATTTCTCCTATTCCAATAACGTCATCATCTAATTTAAGTATAACGTCATAACTATTTTCTTCAGCGTATTTCTTGCAATTTAACAACGCTCCCCCTAATCCAATGTTGTCGCTTTGATGAACAACAACGTTTTCGTATTTGTATTTTTCTTTATCCTGCGGTTCTACAAAAATCTTGTAATCTAATTTTAATTTCTTTACAAAAGGAATCGTATATTTTTGTATATTATCAGGTCTGTTTTTGGAGGGAATGCAAACTAATATTTTCATAGCTTTTCTTTTTCAGCCTTCAGGTGTTCCATAACCATACCGCCAACGTATGCGCTGCGCTCACGCCAAAACTTTACCAACTCATAAGCCTGCTCGTAATGCTCGGCTTCAAATTCAATTTGAATTGCTTTCTTTACTCCAGCAGTCATATCAGATAATTGGTCTGATACATCTTCTTCGTCTAAAATAGAATAATCAACTTCAGGCTGGTTTTTCCAAACATCCAATCCCCACTCTCCTAAACTCTCCGCATCCCACTCGTTGGCTAACATATCCCAATCCCACTCTCCGAAGCCTACATTGTCCTTAATAATGAACTGCCTCTGCTTATCTTCATCCCAATCCACTACGGCTACTGGTGCCTCCTTCCACCCTGCTTCCTTCATTGCCTTTAGCCTCATGTTACCGCCTAAGACAATCATATCCTGATTGACTACTATCGGTCGCACTTGCGCCATTTCGGGTAGGTCTTTTAAAGACTGCACCAGCTTCTTGAACTTGTCGTCTTTAATTACCCTTGGATTGTTAGGGTTTGATTTGATTTTGTTGATAGGCGTTGTCGTCATAACTTATTTTGTTTTGCTTTTGGTGTTTTAAAATTATCTATTAATGCAAAGTTTACGTCTTTTACTCTCGCCCAGTTATCATTTGTATCAACTGGTCTGCCTTCAACATCTTCAATGCTTTTATAAACTTTTACATTTTTTAGGTTATGCTCTTGAATTAAATTGTCGTTTCTCCCACCATAGCTGGCAGTTAGCGTTAGGTTGTCAGGGATAACATCTATCCTATTAATCCAATACTTCACTGATTTTGTATATGCCCAAAACTCAACACTTGGGTTGTCCGCAGCAACTTTTAACCACATATCAAAGTATGATTGATTGTAAAAATCTCCTGACATATGAATGCGAACGGCTTTGCAATCTTTTGGCAATATAGGAATATTCCCATTAAAAGTATATTCGTAGTTATCCCACCTTAACTTTCTAACTGCAGGGAATCTTTCCGCACTGGCAGCATAGCAACGATAAGCCCCTTTTTTTACATCAAATTTACCAGTAACTCTATCTACCGTTACTTTGCATTCTAAGGCAAAAGGACAAGTAGAGCCAGTAGGAATGTTCCACTCGTAAACCGTATCTCGGTAATACGTTTTTCTTTTTACGAATCCGTTTACACTCATAGTTTGTCTATTAGTTCGCTTATCTTATCGATCAGTTTTTGTTTTACTTCATACGCATTATCTACCTCCGTGTCGCAGATAGCCTCCAGCGTATTAGTTAGTATTTGAATTACGTTTGCGGCTTCGCTTGGGGACATTGGCTTTTGCTGTTTGACCTGCTGAAACAATTACTGGTGCGCTGGCTGCTTCGTAATTATCAAAAGCAACCATCAATTTTGTGAGTGCTTCGATAACGCAAGCCTGACACCAATTATTAAAAGAGCCTCCGTATAGTTCTGCGTGAACCTTCTGCATCATTTGTGCGACATCGTGCGGAAT